GTTATGATACTTGTTCCGGTTGCCGAGGAAACCGAAAGCGGATAAAGCGGAACACCATAATGCTCCGTTCCGGAAAGCGGCATAATCGCATTTTGATCAAGGCCGGTTGGCTTGCCCAGCACCTGAGTTGTTATGTTTATTCCGTCCTGTGTGACAATATCGGTGGTCGAAGGAATTGGAATTCCTGTCCAGAAGTCAACCGTCCCTGGATTAGTCGAGATATTGTCCGTTTCTGCGGCCGCATAATCCTGAACACGAGGATTTTGAATCGGAATCGGGTCGGCCGGAATGACAATCGCCCTCAGCTGTGCTTGAGGAACGTCGTTGCAAGGATTGCAAACTAAAATGCGTTTGTTAATTAGGCCCGCACCTGCGTAATCGAACTGCCATTGCAACCGATTATGGTTGTATAGAAACCCGCACCGGTCGCAAATACCAAATGCTCTTGGATTTCTAGACGATACCGATGCGCGTCCATGAGGTCTCACCTAAAATACCCCTGAATCTGCGGAGAGATATATTGCTGAGCTGTTTCGATGTTCTGATCGGCCGCAATCTGATAGGCTTCGTCCGCGAGCGGCTTCAGCAACATCATTTTCTGCGGATTCCAAATGATCGCGAGCCGGGAAGCAAGCCCAAATGCGAACGCTTCGAGCCACAAATAAGGGATCTCGACCGTTTGACCGCCTGTCAGGTTGCTATCTTGAATTTGACGAACGCGATAATAGCTAAATGACTGAGAAGAAGTCCCATCCGGAACAGGCCAAAGTGTTACTGAAGGCCCGGCGGAGCCTGTCGAACGCGATGCATCAATAAGCCTATCGAACCAAAAGATGGTTGGGAAGCCAACCTGCTCTTTATTCGGATAAGAAGCATATTCTGTGCGCGAAACTGGCAATATAATTCGGTCGATTGGTTGCGANCTGTTGTTTGTCGTCGTGACATAAGCATCGAGCAACACAACTGTGCTTTGATCAACCGAATAAGTCGCTGCTGGCGAGGATGAAGTCACCGTCCCGCCGCCGCCAATGACCGATCCATTGAAAGAAGACAAAAATACAACCGTTCCATTCTGAGAAAACGTAACAGTTTGCAATCCGTCCGCAGCTGTGCCGGTTCCGGCAACGGTTATTTGTGTTCCGACCGTGTAAACCGGCGTATTCGGAACAGAATAGGTTATGGTCGTTGTTGTTCCATCACCATTAAGCGTAAGAATTGTTGGCGATTGATTGAATTGTACCGTCTGAAGATCAACCGCCCAAAGGTTTACGCCTTTGTTCGACCATGTCGCAAGCATCATGTTTGTTNCCATTCGGGCAGCAGTCATATGCTCTTGGGCGATGGCTGTGTTTCTTATCTCGCAGAGATTGTACGCATAAAGTACGATCTCACCGAGCGACGGATTGTAATTGTAGGTGCCGCTCGTGGCCATATTGGCTCCTTAGAGAGTTCCGTCGTTTGCAACCAAAATGCCTTCAGCAGCAAAACCAGCAGCGTATGCCGTGCCGGTTGCCGACATCTGCCACTGAATATCCGTTTTCTGGACATAGGCGTTTGGATACCAACGCTCACTGACAAAGTTAGCAACGAATGGCCGTTGAGTGACCAAAGCATTCACACCAGCCGAATTGACCGTCCAGGTGCGGTAAGTGCCATACGAACCAGAGGTGTAAACCATGTTCGTCCAGCCTTGGGAACGCTTCAAATAAAACGTGTTACCTGCTGGAACTGTATAAATGGCAGACTGAGTGCGACCAATGGTTGGATTGATCTGGGCGTAAGTGATCGTTTTACCCGTATCCTGAAGCTTAATTGTGCCAGTATTGTTATTACCAAAAGAAGGAACAGCCGTGACCGTCATGTTATTGATGCGGAAATAGCTGTAGGCCGTGTTCACGCCCGTATAGTTACCAGCAGTGAACGTGATAGTTTCCGAGATCTGATTGTAATTGGCATCAAGGCCGTTAATCAAAACCGAAACGCCAGCATCCGACGAAGACGAGCTGAGAAGCGTCATGGTGATCGCTGAACCGGGGTAAGCATACACGGTCGCATTTTCCCAAACTGGGATAAAACCGCTCGTCGGGATAGCGGCCTGATAACCAAAAATGCTGACGGTCGAATGAAGGCTGATTTGACCGCGAGAAACTTGAAGCTCGAACGGCTCATATGCACCAACGCGAGTAATGGACTGGTTAACAGCGCCGGTCGAAGTAAAAGTAGACATTTAGCAGCCCCATTTCCTGAGTGATTTGTTAATCCTGCTATCAGGATCGGCAGCGGCAGCAGCACCAGTCATTTTTCGTTTCATGCCTGTCATGCGCTCGCAAAAACTTTTGTGTCGCGGATTGTCCGCATCCTTTGTTGGTGCTTTTAAATGATGGCCCTCGGCGCGAGCCGCCGCACGACCTTTTTCATTCAAGCCACCTTCCGGATTTTGATACTTTTTAAGTGTCATTTAAATCGATCCGGCAAAAGGAAAGGAGGGGAGCCGAAGCTCCCCATCCAGATTAGTTCATCTCGATGTGACCACGGCCTTTGGCCGCAGTACCGTGATGAGCCGACGAAAGCGGATTCATATTCGAACCTGCACGACCGCCAGACTTGCGTGGAGCGCGATCGGCACGATGCTCGGACTTATGACCGTGCATATCAACATGGTGCTTGACTTTGTGCTTTTTGGCACGGCCACCATGCTTGTGCTCTTCTGCTTCATGAACGACGTTCGAGTGAGCGCCTTCATAAATATCGTGCGGAGCCGGATCATGGTCTTTTACACCATGCATAGGGGATTCCGCCTTGCCGCCCTTTGCATGGGCTGCACGAGGGTGGTGGTGATGAACACCGTGGTGCTTAACACCTTTGTGCTCTTCGTGGTGATGTGCCTTATGACCCTTCATGGCCTAAGCTCCTCAGAAGTTGTAGTACTGGGTAAGGCCGAACAAGCCAGTCGCAGACTGAACATTGTAAGGCTGAGGGATCTGGCGGAACACGTATTTGTTCGTGCCAGTGGACGGCGTGAGATTGATGCCCAAAGCATTCGCGAGATCAATCGTTCCACGAACATCGCCCGTTGTAGCGGACGGTGTAGTACGATCAGCAGGTAAGAACCCGTTGCCAGCAAAAGCGGTGTTGGTTGCTGGTTGCGTTTGAGACGCACCCGCATTGGCAACAACTTCTGCCACAGTATCCGAACGGATTGGAAGACCAACAATTGCGGTTGTTCCAACGGAATAAGCATGGGTTGAATCAGCCGTGCCGCCCGAAAGCACCACGGACTTGATGTACTTAAACGCTTTCTTGCCGTTGACTGCGTTACCTGCCGAGATCGTAATGGCTTCCGACATTGGATATCCATAGATATCGTAGCCGTTAACCGTTGCGGTCGCGTAGGTAGCACCTGATGCGGCGGTAACGCTTACAGCGCGACCAACCATGGCCATTGGGTTCCACAACCAGACAGAAGGAGTCTGGAGGTTCGTCGGAACGGCGCAATTTTGCACGGTTGGATAGGCCAAATTGACCGTACCAGACGTGAAAGTTACGTTCTGACTGAGCTGATAAGTACCGGTTTGTCCGTTGCCCACCGTCGATGAAGTTCCGGTCGTCGTCAACTGAGAGTTGATGTAAACGCCAGAGCTCACACCGAGGGTTCCACCCGTAACCGTCGTCGAAGACGAGAGGAGAACCATTCCTGGACCGATTGGCATGCCACTGTTTGCCGTAATCGTCAGAACACCGTTCGTTGCCGAGGCGGTAACTGAAGCATAAGCATCCAGCGCAAGAACCGTATCCGTGACGCCAGTATCCGAACGGGTGAATACCGAAGAATAATAGACGCCAGTGGTCGCGGAGTTAGAAGAAACAAGCGTAAGAGTTGCGCTTGACGTGGTGTTAGATGCCACGATAGCCGCAGCCGCGTTTGTGTATGGAACGCCAGTGAACGAGACAATGTCACTGAAACCATACCAACCGTAATCAGCAGCTGCTTGCGCTTCACCTGGAAGATAGGTGAACGCAGGACGTGGATCAAGGATACCGCCCCCCGCATAAAATAGCGAGGAGCTAATATCAGGATTGTATTCGGCAGAAACAGGATTCTGTCCAAATACGATCACGGGACCGGAAAATGCAGTAATAGACATGAGATGTCTCCTTTTTTCCGGTTACGAAGTTGGGAACGAGCCGTAGATCGCACGCCAGTTGTAGTAGCCAAACGAATAACGCTCATAGCCCTTAACGAGCAGGTTGTCGGTAACGAAATCAACTTGCATGTCGGTCTCGAACTTGATACGTTCCATATAGGAAAGACCATCAATGTTCGTGAGCAGGAACCAAGCGTAGGACGAGGTCAAGAAGTCGTTGACCATGTAGCCTTCGCTCAAGCCGCCAGCCGTTGTCATGATTGCGTTGACATCGTTGTCGGCCGTACCCGGACGGAGCTCCGTTTTGAGGAGGCGGATCGCCACTGGCTCGAGAGCAGGTGGAATGATCAGCTTGCGGCCACGAGCGAAGACCTTCAGGCCAGCCTGATCGCGGAAGTTCGTGCGGATCGCGATCATCGCGTTCAGCAGCGTGGCTTCGTTGAGGTCGACCTGCGTCGTTGGGGTGTTTGCTACGGTGCCGCCNTCAATAGGATGCGCCGTCGAGCAAAGNGCNACGCCGTCACCGCCGACCAACTGGTTGTAGGTCTGGGCAGTGTTGAGGACGTTCGCACCATAGATTTCCTTGGTCTGGTGGAACGATTCCACGAGGCCGAGGTTGGAAGGCTGGAATTGGGTCTTGTAAAGGTTGTCATCGATCGCCTTGCGGGTGATCGCGTAACCGAGACCAATTTCAGTGTGTTCCTGATTGTAGACGAAGCGTTCGCCAGCGCCCGAATCGAAAGCGGTCTGACCACCTTCGCTCTTCAGCTGAGCATAGCCGAGGTAACGCATTTCAGCGGTACGTTCGAGGGCCATCTTCGAATCATGCTTCGTGAAGATCTTGTCGTACTGCGACGGGATCTGCTCATACTTGCCTTCAACGCCACGGAGACCGGGGAGGAGAAGGTCTTTAATTTGACTAAGATTAACAGCCATGACACTTCACTCCTATTAAGCGTTGATGCTAGCAGGGCCAGCACCGTTCGTGCGCCAGACTTCATTGTTGAAGCCAACGATAACGTTGCAATACTGCGTGGTTGGGTCGCCGCCGTTACCTACGCTGACAGCGTAATCGACAACAATGAATGGCGAGGTGATGGTCGTGCTAACGTTATCGAGATAAGCACCCGAGCGACCCGTTGCCGAGTTGCCAGTGCCGATCTGGAACGTTGCGTACTGACCTTGAATACCGGAGCCCATCGTCGAAACAGTGCCGGTCATCTTCGCGCCAGCGAAGCTGGTCTGGACAATGAAACGTGCATTTGGATCATCGATGACATATGCTTCAACGTCGCCGGTTGCGTCCGAGCCGGGCCAATAAGCCGACCAAACGGTGCGCTTCTGCGAGGTTGAGTAATACTTGCAACCAACAAAGATACCAGCGATTGGTTCTGAGCCGTTTGCAGCGGTCGTGATGTAGCCAGTGGCTGCGCCCGTACCAGCAACTGGAGTTACAGGGTCGCCCGTGTAAATTGCAGTGCCTTCGGAAGAAGCGATACGGCGAGGGGATTGCGAGAACGTCGGAGCGCCGCCAGCGCTTCCGTTATATTGCAAGAAACCGTAATAGGCAGCGGTATTCGCCATGACGGGATTCTCCTTTACAGAGAGTTTCCATCATCGCACACCGGGGCGATATGTGAAACGGGAAAAATTCAAACTTTCCACACCGAGGGAAAGCTATTGTTCATCATGCCTGAATAATTCAGGAAAGAAAAGGGGCCGGTAAAAAATTTCCCGGCCCCAGATCAACTTACTCTTCAGGAATCGCGATATCGAAACCTTTTTTAATTTTCGGAGCAACACGAGAGTCGTTTCTGTCCGTCAAACCGCCGCGACCTTTCGGATCGAGCTGGCCTTCCTTGATTTGGACCTGTTGACGAGCGGCGCGATTATCTCTTGCGCGCATGTCCTCCGTAATTTCCTCCGGACGCTCCATCAAAAGCATACCCTTGCGTTCGATCGAGCCTTCTGCGCCAACCTGCATCATTTCAGGATGGCGCTCTACCGGAACAGGCGTCCAGCCAGTGCGGCGGACGTGATTCATATGCGAGATGTCGTCCATGTTCATGGAAGATTTGCGCTTCCATTCATATGTCCAACCATCCGGAGCCGGTGGGGTTGCGAATTCATCCGTACCATCATCCAAATCGGATGAATTGTTACGAATTTCAGCAGCACGTTTTGCCGCCAGCGCTTTTGGGTCGTCAGCACGCATTGGTGGACGCATTTCGCGGCGAGCGAGAGTTTCAGTAGCTTTGGTCATTGTTCATCCAATCAGTTAAGTTTGCCTTCTTTGATCAGGGCGGCTTTGTTGCGCGCATATTCCTGATCAGTCATTCCCATCATGCTTGCCATTTCGCGCTCTTGGGCATTTAGCCGCACGACATTCGGCCGAGCGCCTGAATTTGTTGTTGGAGAGCGAGAAACCGGCGCAGCAGGAGGTGCGGAACGACGGCTGGTGGGGTTAGAGGCCGAAGAAAGAGCTGAATCCTCCTGCGGAACAGAAGTTCGCGATTGAATTTTCAACGTATCTTCGATCGTATTGAAATAATCGTCGGTGTCTGCTTCCAGACCATCGGCCATGGCGAGGTTATGCGCCGCGATCATCTTCTGATAGAGCCGAGGATTGGTTGCATATTCAGGATGGGAGCGAACCCAATCTGCCGAGCGCGGCGAAAGCTGGGCTGCCAGCTTTTCTACCGGATCATTTTGAACTGGAGGGGCAGACTTTGCCTGTTCCATCCGATTTTGGTAAGCATTTTTACCATTTTCGAGCTGCATTTTTTGAAGAGCAATCTCAGACATCTGAACTTGAATGTCAGCTGCCTCATCATGGTCTCCCCGCGACAAAGCATCCGAATAAGAGCGCTTCAGCGCGAGCTGATTGCCCTTCACGGTGTCGATTGCGTTGTCGATGAGCCGCAAATTGGTATCATCAACCTCGTTCTTGGCAAGAGAAGCCTGTTCCGAGGCCTGACGGACACGGCGTTCAGCTTCCTGACGGGCGAGGCGCTCTTCTTCGAGCTTAAATTTCAGTTCGCGAATGCCTTCGTCCGCTGAAATTTCATTTCGCATAGGTTTTTCAGGCTCTTCAGCCTTTTCAACCTTAATTTCTTCCGCTGGTTTTTCATTTTCCAACGGATCGAGCTCAACAATGAGCTGGTCGTCGTTATTTTCTGACATAAATTACTCCTTACCAGACCTGATCCACGTCCTGGATGCGTCCGCGAACGTTCACATCGTGCAGGATTCGGCATGGTACGTTGTTAATGGTGATTGTCCAGCCGTCTGAAGGGCGAGAAACAAGCCAGTCGCCCTCCCGGATGGTTACATCTTTGAACCATTCGCCTTCGCCATCTTGAAAAGCGGAAGGCCCGAGTTTAATCACGAGGCCGACCTTGCTTTGGTAGATGTCTTCATCGACGGTTCGATCAGTCAGGTGAATTCCGCTTTTGGTTTTCGTTGGACGAATGTAAAGCGCAATCAAAACCTGATTGTTAAATAGCTCGAAATCAGCAACTGAACCGATTTTTTCGAGTAGTGCTTCCCGAGGATCGACCTCATGGAACATAGACATTGCAGGCATAGTTTATTCCCCTCTGGTTTTAGTGCCATCGACGATAGCGATTGCGTCATCGATGTATTCCAAGGCTGTTGCCAGCCCTTGAATTTTTCCGACCTGCTTTTGATATTGATCAAAGTTTTGCGCAGAACCGGCGGAGAGATTATGGCGCGTGCGCTCGTAATCTTCTCGAATCATCATCTTTAATTCGATGATAAATTGATCTCGTGTCGTCAGCATCCCAGACCCCTCTGGTTTTTTCCCCTCTAAAAATCGAAATGGCTAGACCGGACGCCCAGAGGGGTGAAAGCGCCCGGTCTTCCTCTCATCGGGTGTGGAGATCACCCGAGAAAATCATTTACGTCCTGCTGTTTTCAAGCCATAAGCCCGGATCTTCTCCAACCGGCCTTCGCCGCCACCTGAACCATCGTGAATTGGATAGTTCGTGCGACCGCCCGACTTCCGTGGCATCATGCCAGGAGGCGGCATAGGAGGACCACCAGCGCCCGGTGCGCCGCCGCCCGGAGGCATCATGCCTGGAGGAGGA